TCAAGGACATTAGTTTGTCATTTACGAAGCATCCTGTCACAAATGATGTGACTGTGCTGAAAAATGAAGATGCAATCAAGAAATCAGTTGTTAATTTATGCCGAACACGTATAAATGAGAGATTTTTTAACGATCTATTGGGTACATCAATTGAAGATTCGTTATTTGAGACGAATTTGAATGACATTGCATCATTTTTAGAAAGAGAAATTGCTACTTTACTTAAAAATTTTGAACCAAGAATCAAACTAAGTAATGTTCTTGTTGAATCTTTAATAGATTCATATGAATTGCAGATAAGAATTGAGTATGAAATTACAGGATTACCGTTTCCGACACAAAATATCGAATTTTTACTTCAACCGACTAGGGTATAATGTCATTTACACAGTTTACAAACCTCGATTTTAATACTTTAAGGTCTCAGATCAAAGATTATTTGAGATCAAACTCAAATTTTACAGATTTTGACTTCGAGGGATCTAATTTCTCTATATTAATAGACACTTTAGCATATAATTCTTATATAACTGCCTATAATACAAACATGGCTGTCAATGAATCATTCATTGATAGTGCAACTCTACGTGAAAATGTTGTATCATTAGCAAGAAATATAGGTTATGTTCCAAGATCCACCAAATCATCAGTCGCAACAGTTAGTTTTACTGTTGATGTTTCAAATATAGATGCTAAACAAGTTAAATTAAACGCAGGCCTAGTTGCATTAGGTGCTGTTGAAGGTGGAAACGTTGTATTTTCAATACCAGAAGACATTACAGTAACACCAAACAGTAACGGAATCGCAAGTTTTAATAATATTTCAATATTTGAAGGAAATTATTTGACAAAAATATTTAAAGTAGACACTTCAAAAACAAATGACAGGTATATTTTACCAAATTCAAACATTGATACTTCTTCAATTCGTGTAGAGGTTGAAGAACAGAATCAAACCCTATCAAATCAATTAGGTGAAGACATAAAATTTACATATCAATATAATCTCTATAATAACATATTTGAAGTAAATCAAAAATCTAGATTATTTCTAGTCCAAGAGATAGATGATGAAAAATATCAAATTTTATTTGGTGATAATATCTTAGGAAGGCAACCAGGAAATGGGTCAACTATTAAAGTTACATATATTGTTACAAATGGAGAAGAAGGTAATGGTGCTGCCAATTTTACTTTTTCTGGAAAACTGACATATCTTTCTAGAGGTGCTGATGTTGATATTACAAGTGGGATATCGCTCTTAACGACCACTCAATCTGCTGAAAATGGTGATTCGATAGAATCTATTGATAACATTAAATATCTTGCTCCAAGAGTCTATGCATCCCAATATAGGGCAGTTACACCTAATGATTATAAGAGTTTAATACCTTTTTTATATCCAAATGTTGATTCGGTAAGTGCTTATGGGGGTGAAGAACTTGATCCACCTGAATTTGGTAAGGTTTATATCACAGTTAAACCAAAAAATGGCGAATTTTTATCAGCTGTAGCAAAAGACTCAATTAAAAGGGACTTAAAAAAGTATACAGTAGCTGGAATTAAACAAGAATTTTTAGATTTAATGTATTTGTATGTTGAATACAACTCAACTGTATCTTATGACTCAGGATTTATATCTGATAAGTTAAATTTACAGAGTAGAATCATATCTGCTATTGAATCTTACTCTAAATCAGCAGATATTAACTCTTTTGGTGGGAGATTGAAGTATAGTAAGTTACTTTCTCAAATTGATAGAGTTGATACTGGAATAACTTCAAATATCACAACACTCGTTATGAGAAGAAATATGATTCCAGCATATAATACTGTTGCAACTTATGAAGTTTGTTATGGAAATAAGTTTCATGCTGATTTAGAAGGATTTAACGTTCGTTCATCTGCATTTAAACTTGATTCTGTTGAAGGAAATATATATTTGACAGATTTTCCAAATAATGATCAACTTACTGGAGTAATTAAATTTTTCAGAATTGAAAATGGAGTGATTACTTATGTTAATAACAATGCAGGCACTGTAGATTATGTAAAAGGTGAAGTAATACTATTTCCAGTGAATATTTCGTCTACATCACTATCTAATCGTATTGAAATTGAAGTTACTCCAGAATCAAATGATATTGTGGCAAAAGAGAACCTTTATATTGTGCTAGATACTACAGGAAATAGTAAATTAAACCTATTAGAGGATGTTCTTGTTTCTGGT